GGGGTCTACAAAACACAAACTCGCTTTTAAAGGAGCTACAATAATGACTGCATTAACGAAGTATAATGCTGCCAACATTAATCAATTGTTGGAGCGCATTACTAAGAATAGCATTGGTATGGACGATTATTTCGACCGTATCTTTAGTTTGCATGAAACGACATCTAACTACCCACCATATAATCTGGTAGAGGTGTCCCACGTAGAATCACGTTTGGAGATTGCACTTGCAGGATTTAAGAAAAAAGAAGTCTTGGTCTACACCCAAGATGGGAAACTCTTTGTCGAAGGACAGAAAGAAGATAAAGAAACGGGAACCGATTATATCCATAGAGGAGTGGCTCAACGATCTTTCACCAGAGCTTGGACCCTGGCAGAGGATACGGAAGTTAGATCAGTGGAATTTGAGGATGGGTTACTTCAGATAGTTCTCGGTAAAGTTGTTCCTGAAGCACATAAGCGAAAAGATTACCTATGACACGCAGGTTTTTAGATCATGTAGTCGTTGAAGAAACAAAAGAAGTGTGGTTTAGAGGTGACTACCCTACTTGCATGGGTATCCCCACATTCATGAAACAACATTATCCTGGATACACATCACACATCACTGACATAGAGTCTCTGAACAAATTGAGAGACTCTAAATAAAATAGTCTATCGTCGCCGCGATGGGAGGTCTGGCAAAAACCAGAGCAACCTCCCTTTTTACTTATTCCATATTAATTAGTCATGTCAATTCAAGTTGCTCGTTTGCGATCTGGTGAAGATGTAATCGCAGACATCAAAGAAATTAGAAACACAGTCAAAGATCCTGTTGCGTATCTGTTCCGTCAACCCCGTATCCTTACTCTGATCAAGGAGAGTGAGGCTATTTTGTTGTCGGAGAATACAGAACCATCAGGTGACCCCAACGCAGTCCGCGTTGCCTTTAGTTCTTACATGCCTCTATCAAAGGATACGGAGTCTCTGATTCCTTTTGATTGGGTTGTAACCATCGGTAACCCCTTGGATGAAGTTTTAACAATGTACGAGGAGAATCTCAATGGCACTACAACTGATCGTTCTTAAGAGCGAAACCCTGCTTGTTGCAGATGTAGAAGAAGTCGGCGCTGAAATCGGTGAACCTGATTGTAAGTTGACTAATGTTTTTGAAGTCGTAAATGACGAAGAACTAAAACAATGGCCTTTGTATACAGATCAGAGAATCTGTATGATGTCTTCAGATTCTATCTTGACATTGGTCAAACCTAGTGGTAGACTGGAAGAGACATACAATAGCCGTATTAAATGAGGTTCTATACCAACATCCAGATGGTCGGGAACCAGTTCTTGGTTCGTGGTTATGAAAAGGGTGAGAGGTTTGAGTACAGAGACCAGTCGGGTTGGAGACCAACTCTGTACGTTCCCTCAAAGAAAGAGTCGCGATATAAAACCCTTGAGGGCGATAATGTTGAACCGATTAAGCCCGGAACGGTAAGAGAATGTAGAGAGTTCATCAGCAAGTATGATGGTGTTGATGGATTCTCTGTGCATGGAAATGAGAAATTTATTTTTCAATACATCGCAGAGAAGTATCCTGAAGACGAGATCAAGTTTGACTTGAGCAAGATTCTTCTCTATACGATCGATATTGAGACCACATCAGAGAATGGCTTCCCCGATATTCAGTCTGCATCGGAAGAGATTCTGCTGATCACTATTCAAGATTACACAACGAAAGAGATCATTACCTGGGGTCAGGGTCCTTTCAAACTAAAAGAAGATAAAGTCCGATATATTCAGTTCAATAACGAGCGTGATCTGCTGTATGATTTCATTCATTGGTGGATGGATCATACTCCTGATGTGATCACTGGTTGGAACATCCAGATGTTCGATATCCCGTACATCGCTCGTAGACTTGATCGTGTCTTGGGTGAGAAACTTGCTCGCCGTCTCTCTCCCTGGGGATTGTTGAGTGAGCGAGAGATCTTTATCAAGGGTAGAAAGCAACTCACCTATGATGTGGGTGGTGTTTCTCAGTTGGATTACCTTGATTTGTATAAGAAGTTTACATACAAGGCACAAGAATCGTATCGCTTGGACTACATAGCCCAGGTAGAACTTGGACAGCAGAAATTAGATCACTCTGAGTTTGAAACATTTAAGGATTTCTACACCAAAGGGTGGCAAAAGTTCGTTGAATACAATATAATAGACGTGAAACTTGTTGACCGTCTGGAAGACAAGATGAAGTTGATTGAACTTTGTCTGACCATGGCTTATGACGCCAAGGTAAACTACAATGATGTGTTTTATCAAGTTCGCACTTGGGATGCGATCATCTACAATTACCTCAAAAAGAAAGATATCGTCATTCCTCCTAAAATACGAAACGAATCTAAAAGTGAAAAGTATGCAGGCGCATATGTTAAGGAACCGGTTCCTGGGTCTTATGATTGGGTGGTCAGTTTTGATCTTAATTCCCTGTACCCTCATCTTATCATGCAATATAACATCTCACCAGAAACCTTACAGGAATCACGCCATCCAAATGTTACTGTTGACAAAATCCTAGATCAAGATCTGACCTTTGAGATGTATAAGGATTATGCAGTCTGTGCTAACGGTGCTATGTACCGTAAGGACGTGCGTGGTTTCCTTCCAGAACTGATGGATAGCATGTACCAAGATCGTGTTATCTACAAGAAAAAGATGCTTGCTGCAAAGCAAGAGTATGAAAAAACTAAAAATCCAGAACTTGTGAAAGAGATCGCCCGCTGTAATAACATTCAGATGGCTAAGAAGATCTCACTCAACTCTGCTTATGGTGCCATTGGTAATGAGTATTTTAGATACTACAAACTTGCCAATGCAGAGGCAATCACTCTATCTGGTCAAGTCTCGATTCGCTGGATCGAGAACAAAATGAATGCACATTTGAACAAAATTCTTAAGACTGACGATGTTGACTACGTTATTGCCTCAGATACTGACAGTATCTATCTTAATATGGGTCCTCTTGTTGACCGTGTATACGAAGGGCGAGAGAAAACTCATGATGGCGTTGTTGCGTTCCTCGATAAGGTGTGTTCTATGGAACTGGAGCCGTTTATTGAAAGTTCTTATGAAACGTTGGCCAACTACGTGAATGCGTATGACCAGAAGATGCAGATGAAGCGAGAAAACATCGCTGATCGTGGAATCTGGACTGCCAAGAAACGATATATCCTCAATGTCTGGAACAGTGAGGGTGTTGCTTATGCCGAACCCAAACTTAAAATCATGGGTATTGAGGCAATCAAATCATCAACTCCTGCACCTTGCCGCAAGATGTTGAGAGATGCATTCAAAATCATCATGACTGGCAAGGAAGAAGAGGTTCAGGAGTACATCAAAGACTGTAGAAAGACATTCAAGGCTTGTGATCCTGAAGAGGTTGCTTTCCCTCGTTCGGTCAGTGACATCACTAAGTACAAATCTTCTTCTGACATTTATGTTAAGGGTACCCCTATTCATTGTAGAGGTGCTCTCCTTTTCAATCACTACATAAGAGAGAAAAAACTGACGAATAAGTATTCTCTTATTCAAGATGGTGAGAAGATCAAGTTCTGCTATCTGAAAATTCCTAATCCGATGCATGAAAACGTAATCTCTTTCATCCAAGACTTTCCAAAAGAACTCGGCATGAATCAGTATATTGATTACGATCTTCAGTTCAATAAGTCGTTTATTGAGCCATTACGTGTTATAATGGACAGTATTGGTTGGAGCGTCGAAAAGACCAACACCTTAGAGGACTTCTTCTCATGAAACAGTATGCATCACTCCCAGCAGAAAAACGGGAGCAATTCAATCAGGCTCTCAACCTTTTTGTGGAGTCTGTCATTGAACCGGATTCCAAACTCAGATCAGAAGCATACCATGATGGGTGCTTAGATGAACTGATGGAAATCCGTGAACATGTGTTAGAATACCTTAAAACCTTGAGACTCAAATGAACTTTATTACTGAACTAGCTAAGGAGATCAAGAGTGAATACGCCCAAGTCGCGTCTGAAATCGATGATCGCGAAGAGTATACTGACAGTGGTTGTTATATTCTCAATGCTGTCCTTTCCGGTAGCATTCGTGGTGGCGTATCGTCTAACAAAATTACTGCCATTGCAGGTGAATCTTCCACTGGAAAGACTTTTTTCTCACTTGCGGTCGTTCAAAACTTTTTGAATGACAATCCAGAAGGTGGTGTAATTTACTTTGATACCGAATCTGCTATCACCAAGAAACTCTTGGAAGAACGCAGTATTGATACTAAACGGTGTATCGTATCTAAGGTTTTGACTATTGAGCAATTCAGGACTCAGGCTCTCAAGATCGTAGACAAATGTCTGCAAACTCCAGCAGAAGATCGCAAACCATTGATGTTTGTGTTAGACTCTCTGGGGATGCTTTCGACTGAGAAAGAAATTACCGACGCTCTCAACGACAAACAAGTTCGAGACATGACCAAATCTCAATTGGTCAAAGGTGCGTTCCGTATGCTTACCCTTAAACTGGGTCAGGCAAACATCCCAATGCTTGTAACCAACCACACCTACGATGTAATCGGAGCTTATGTACCAACTAAAGAAATGGGAGGAGGTTCTGGCCTCAAATATGCAGCGTCTACGATCATCTATCTCAGCAAGAAAAAAGAAAAAGATGGAACAGAAGTGGTCGGCAATCTTATCAAAGTTAAGACTGCTAAGTCGCGTCTGAGTAAAGAGAATAAAGAAGTGACTGTTCGCCTCTACTATGATGAGAGAGGTCTTGATCGCTACTATGGTCTCCTAGAACTGGGAGAACTGGGTGGTTTGTGGAAGAATGTTGCCGGCCGTTATGAAATGGACGGTAAGAAGGTCTATGCTAAGGCAATCTTAGCTGATCCTGAAAAGTATTTCACTGATGATATTATGGAGCAACTTGATGAAATTGCGAAACAACAGTATTCTTACGGATCATCTACATAAGTTCATCCACACCTATGATGACGCTCTGGAACCTGGTATTTGCGATCAATTAGTCACACTATTTGAGCAACAGGAACCAGAGATGGTGGATAATTCTGGTAGGCCTCAGTTCCAGCAGTGGAATTTTACTGAGAATCGCCAGTTAGATGATGGTTTGCATCAGCATTTGGTCAAGAATGCGATGAAATATCGCGACAAATACTATCAATCCATGTGTGAAGAGGTGTTTCCAGAGCAGCATCAGTGGGAACAGTTCCGAATCAAGAAGTACCGCAAGGGTAGCACGGATCAGTTCAAGACTCATGTAGATGTTGGTGACTATGCCTCAGCTAGGAGGTATCTTGCCATGTTCTGGTATCTTAATGATGTCACTGAGGGTGGTGAGACAGAGTTTTTGCACAAGAAAATCGAACCAGAGAAGGGAAAACTGGTCGTTTTTCCCCCATTTTGGTGCTTTCCTCACAAGGCCATGCCTGTAGCGAGTTCTGACAAGTACATTTTGACAACATACCTACATTATAAATGAACAGTATTGAGCATTCTATCCTCAAAAATCTTGTCATCAATGAAGATTATACTCGCAAAGTGCTGCCATTCCTTAAGGAAGAGTATTTTGAGGACGGAAATCAGAAGGCAGTCTTCCAAGAGTGTAGAGAATTCATCAATAAGTATGACTCTAGGATAACCTATGAGGCCTTATCGATTGAGTTGCAGAATCGCACAGACCTGACTGAAAAGGATTACATAGAGATTTCTCAACTGGTC